ATGTTTTCCGGCATCCGGGGATCATAGGAGACAAAATCGCACCAAGCGCGGCCCGTGCAAGCCATCTGAAACTGTATCTGCGCTTCGTACTTGGAAGGGATGGCCTGGCCGAGCAATGTTTCCAGATGCGTTGCTGTGTTCGGACATTTGATCTCAACCAAGCCATCTTCACCGACCAAGCCATCAGGCGAGCAACCGGCTTGATCGATTGAGGGATGCGGCACAAACGCAACTTCCCGCACCGTTACACTTTTATAGAACTCATAGGCCGCGCGAGCTTCCGGCTCGGTCTCGGTCCCGTGCTGCATGGCCGCATTGGTATAGGCGTCAGCAACCGTTCCCGTGAGACGCTCGGCAATCAACTGCGCCAAGTAATTCGTCCGCGAAGCCGAATATCCGGTCTTGGTCTTGGCGATGACATCGGAAACGCGAGAGGCCGTCACTTTGCCCAAGCGAAGCTGCTTCCATTCATCTGAGCCCTGGACGATCTCGCTCATTTCGCGGCCCTCTTCTTGTTCAGGGCAGCGATAGCGCGGGGGAAGTCCTTGGTAGTGATATCGGCCAAGCCCCCAACCTTGAAGTACCGGCAAAACGCTTCTTTGTCGGCTCCGACTTCGTCAGCGAGAGCGACGAGCTGTTCCACCTGTTCAAGTGTGATGGCTTCAGCCGATCCCGCTGCGTTGCCGTCATCGTCTTTCGCCGCTGCAAGTCCAAGCATCTGCACCAGCGAATAGCGCTGCAGATAGGTCAGGGTCGATCCAATCGCCTGGATAGCGTTCTTATTGCCAGTCGTGTCTGCACCGGCTGACAGAGCAGTCTCTTCGCTGTGGCCATGGCCGAACAGGACGCATGTCACCGTGATCGACTTCTCGGTCTGCAGGGTCTTGAAGCGATAGGAGAGACCGTGCCGTCCGAGGATGGGATCGATAGCTTTCGCAATTGCGGCGAAGTCGGCATATTTCTTTTCGTTATGTCCGGTGGCATTGCGGATCACGATCGGGATTTCTCCCTTTGCCGCGGCCAAAGCCTGCTCGAACGCCTTACGGGCATTGGCACTTTCCCAACGCTCCTGCAGGCTCATGAGTTTTTCCAGCACATCGATGTCGGCGCCAGATGCGACGGCTCGATTGAGCATATCCATTGGGGTGACGGGATGAGCCATCGCCGGGACATTCTCCTGCGGAATGATGCTGACTTTCTCAACTGCTTGGTTCATGCTCTCTCACTCCGATCCGCAATGACGGTGGCGGACCAGCAGACCGCGACTGCCACGAGGCAGAACACGGTGAACGCGCCTGCAATGAAAGCGATCATCGTGACCTCCATGCCTCGATGCATCCGACGAACGCGCCGCAAATCAGCAAGAGACCGAACACAACATCGAGGCTGTGCTTGTCGGCAAAATCCCAGAAGGTCATTCGGCCATCTCCATCATCACGGCGTTGAGCTGATCCTGATACCGAACGTCCAGTTCGATCGGCGGCTGGAAGAAAGTCGCCATGAGAGCATCAAGGCGCTGCTCTGGCGTGAGACCGGCGTTGCGCAACCGCTGCCATTCGGCGAGGTCGGCGTCGGCTTGCTGCTGCGGGCTCACCATCCGAACACCCCGTGCTTGCGGAGGTCGCGGTCGTGATCGATCAGCATGCTGCGGAGGCGTTCTTGCAGTTCGTCAAGCGTCGGAGGCTCGCGCTCCTGCTCGGCCTCAGCGCACAACTCGGCCGTCACGTCGAGCACTTGACCGCGCGGGAAGTCCTCGCATGGCTCGATCACCTCGATCACCTTGACCGGCGAGAGGGAACCATTGCGGATCAGCCGGACGACATCGGCGCGGCTGTTCTTGTCGCGGTCGAGCTCGACGAACTCGCGGCCGAGCTTGCCGAAGTCATTCTCGACGAAGTAGAGCGGTTGGAGTTTTGCGGGTGGTGAGCAGCGAGCGGTCATGATGGCCCCCAGCGGTTTTGCTGGGACCATATTTCTCACAGGAATGGTTCGGCGTCAACAAGAATATTTCTGGAGGGAATAGAAATCTTCATGCGAACGCATTAACAGAAATTTGGTGCAGGGATATCAGGCTTTTTTCTGCTGGCGCTCGAGGATCGCGCCCTGAGCCTTCGGCGATAGGTTTTTCAGTGTGTTGAGCTGCGATTTGCTCGGTAGGCGCCGGTAAAAATCGTTGATGTTGACGCCGAGATGATCGGAAAGCTTGAGCAAAAACTTGATGTTAATGCTGGTCCGCCGGTTGGCTATGATGTTCGAGAGGTAGCCCTGCGAACACCCGGCTATTTTCGCCGCCTCGGTCACTTTGAGGCCAAAAAACTCAAGCCAATCACCGAGAAAGATCTGGGGTTCGTCGTCTTCAGCCATGACCGAGGGTAGCCCAGAAGTCGGAGAACTCCTCATTCCCACCGGGAATTTTTGATCTTGACTTTTGTTATTCCTGGGGGGAATAGTCCGAGCCATGTCCGACAAACCGAAGCACCCGCTACTTACTTGGGCCGACCGCAAGGGATGGACTATCGGCGATATCGCTGAAGCCGCTGAGTGCTCGGAATGGCACATCCGCAATATCTGCGCCGGCCGCAAGGACGCTTCCTTGAAGCTCGCCAAGCGCTTGAGCGAGGTGTCCGGCGGTAAAGTCCCGATGGACGCTTTCTTGAAGACAGCCGTTCTTGAGGCCCGCGCATGAAACTGCGCAGGATAGATCACTTTGCTCATAAAAAATGCCCCCGTCGGGCCCCGGAAAATGCGCGCGGCTGCTCCGCGTCTGTTCCTTCGCTCTTGGCCGTGAGCACTCTTTGGGATCGTGCTCACCACGGAGAGCAGTCAACCACAGCGCGCAGGTTTCTGTCACGAAGAATTCGCCGTTCAGACACAATCGTGAAAGCGGTGTGTGTCTTTCGCGCATCCTCCGGTAGTGCATCGGCGACCGGAAATATAGCGCGACATTCCGTAGAGATACGGTCAGTTCGACTGACATATGATTCAGTGAAATCGATTGTGGTGTCTCAGTCTGGGACATGTGTTTGTCTTGTGCATGTAGGGGTGCGTTCATGCGAGTTGTGTACGGGGGCTCGGCCGCTGGGTCGAACAGAGTTGAAGGGCGAAATTCGCGCGAGGCCATCGAGCCGAGCCAAGCGACTGAAATATCAGACGCAAAATCTGTCCGCGCCGTCACGCGCATCAACGGACAGCGAATCCATTTCCGCGATCTGGCCTGCATGGCCTTTCCAACCAAGACGGATGCCAACCTCGCGTTCTTCGCGCGTGTCGATGCGCGCACGGCGCGGCGCTGGCTTGCCGATGACACTGAGCCACCAGCAGATGTGCTCGGCCTCGTGCTCGCCGAGATCATGAAGCGTTTTCACCAGCGCTGAGTTTGTTGCGTCGTCATTGCGTACCGGGCCGCGGGGCAGCGGCCGACATCATCTTTGGAATGCGCATGGACGCGATGCCGTCGTATGCCGACCCACCATTTGCGGTGGCGCCGGACATTGTGCTGGATCTTCCGCCACCCGTCAGCGTGAATGAGCTGCGCAAGGTCTATTACCCGAAGGGGCCGAAGGCCAATGCCTGGCGCGAGATGGCAGATCGCTTTCTCCTAGTTGCCAAGTCGCGCAACGAGGTCAGGTTCGATCGCATTCCGCATTTTGAAGTCCGCCTCGTGCTGTCCGAACAGCACAACAAAATCGATTTGGACAACGGCGTCAAAATCGTCATCGATTATCTCCGTCGGCGCGAGATCATCCAAAATGATGCGCCGAAGAACCTGCGTCGCCTCGTGGTGGAGTGGGGGCATGCGCCGGCTGGATGCCGCGTGACCGTGACGCCTTTGGAGACATCGCGGTGAGCGATATTTCAGCAATGGTCGCCGACCTCATTACCGCCGGATGCGCGCCGGAAGTTGCCGCTCAGGTGGTAGCCCGTGCCTTTATAGCGGGAGTGTCGTCCGCAGATGTCCGCGGACAGTCCGCAGACATTTCCGCCGAAAGAAGGCGCGAAAAGGACCGTCTGCGCAAGCAAGAGCAACGAGAAAGTCTGCGGAAATCCGCAGATGTCTGCGGAAATCCGCAGATGTCCGAAAACGCCTCTCTCTCTAAGAAAGAAAAGAAAGAAGAAATAGAACCAGAGAGAGGGGCAACTGTTAGACCTGTCCGCGGACACAGGTTGCCTGATGATTGGCATCCGGTACCGCCAGATTGGGCAGTCGCGATCGAACTTGTTGGAGAGCCTCGCTCTCGATCCGAACTCGAAAAATTCAAGGACCATTGGAAGCAGCAGCCGGGTAGTCGAGGCGTCAAGCTCGATTGGTCGGCTGCGTGGAGAAACTGGATACGGCGATCGGCCGAATACGGAGCCCGAAATGTCAACGGAAATAGCAACTCTCGAATCAATTCCGCTTCCGGACCTGCGCCGGCTAATGATCCCATCGTTGCCGCAATGGCTCGCGCGGTCGAGCGACGCCGTGAAGCTCGAGCTGCAGCCAACGGAGGAGGGCTTCCGGGATATCCAGACCCTGCCGCCGGAGCTTCTGCCGACCTCGGCACAGCGGCAGGCGATCGAGCGACACTTGGACAGCTTGCTTTCCTACCTCGATCAAACACCAGCCAGGAGCGATGAGGCGACGGCAGCGAGCGCAGCTGCGGTGACCAATATGCTGATGGTCTTGCCGACATCAAAGCGATCGGAATTGGCGACCGAAGCGCGTGCTGAATTCTATCTCGAGGTTCTCGAAGACGTGCCGTGGTGGGCGGTGCGATCAGCCATCCGACGCTGGAATCGGCATGAATGCGGCAAGGATGAACGGGGCGAGCAGTATGATTACCGATGGGCACCAGATCCTGGAACGCTTCGGCGCATCGCCTATGGGGAAACATGGCAGATCAAGGATCGCATTCTGCATTTGCAGAAGGTTCTTGATGCTCAACCGTATGTCGATTGCACGAAGCAGCTTGAGGAAGGACGAGCGGCGATGGCTGGTCTAGCCAAGCTTCGCAAGGAAGGCCGTTTGGATTCCACAGTCACCTTTGCGCAGGCAATTGAAGCCGCATGCGATGCAACCCAACAGGCCG